ATGAGAAAAAAGTTCAAAGTGTTAACTGCTTTATTACTTTTAATTGCAACGGTCATATTCATAGCGAGTTGTGGTAGTAATAAAACAATTAATGAGGGGAAAGTTACAGTACGTTTAAATGAAGTAACTCGGTCTGTTTTTTATGCACCAATGTATGTTGCAATGAGTCAGGGATTTTTTGAGGAAAATGGAATAAAGATTGATTTGCAGATTGGTCAAGGTGCGGATAAGACTATGCAATCAGTTTTGAGCAAGTCAGCAGATATTGGCTTTTGTGGGCCTGAGCAAACTATTTACATTAACAATCAGGGAAGAGAAGATTATCCAGTGCTTTTTGCACAGTTAACTCAAAAGGATGGATCTTTTCTAGTTGGGCGAACTAAGGATGATAAATTTAAATGGGAAAATATTAAAGGGAAGAATGTCATTGGAGGAAGACCTGGTGGCGTTCCTGCTATGGCGTTTGAATATGCTATGAAGCAAAATAATATTAATCCAAAGACTGATGTTAACATGGTTACTAATATAGATTTTGCGGCAACTGCTGGTGCATTCGCTCAGTACATTAAAGAGCGACTTTTTTTTTAGCACAAAACAGCTTGATCTCAGAATTCTTTGTTTTTGAATCATATGATATTTTATCCACCAATGAATTTACAAGTAATCTTTTCATCTGATAATCTGCATTTTCAAATAACTCTTTAAAATTTAATAACATAGCAGTATAGGTATCAATTTTCTTAAGAACTTCTTTTATATTACTTTGACTATTTTCTATTTCAAACTTTTTAAATTGCAAAGCTTTAATTTCATTATTTAATTCTTCGATTCTTAAAGCTAATACATCATATATATTAGGATTTATACTAATTTTATCAACTAAGTTTTTGATTTGAAGCTGTTTTGTTGAAATTTGTGTAGATAAAGTTTTGATATCTATTTTATTAGAAGTTTCATTTTCTAAATCTTGCTTATATTTATTAATAGCATTAATTAAATCACCATGATCACTAGTAACTTCAAAAATTTCTTTCATGACTTCATTTTCTAATTTATCTAATCTTATATTTTTGCAATCGCAATCTCTTCCATAGGTATTTGTTTTTGTAGAGCATACATAATATCTAATAGTTTCACCAGTTTTTATAGATGCATGACCTTGTTTAGATACCATTCTTCCACCACACGTGCAGCAGCGAAGAACAGAATTAAATAAACCACAGTCACTGCCAGTAACGAGTCTTGGTGCAAGGCTTTTGTTTTTATCTAATAACCTTTGTACATTAAGCCACTCTGTATCATTAATAACTCCATCATGTTTAGCAACTGATAAGATCCATTCATTAATATCTTTAGCAGTACCTTTAGAATTCTTCTTATTATATGAATTAATTCCATTACCATTAGGCTCACCGAGCACTGTAGCACCTTTTGTTGCAAGATAACTAACTACTAGCTCAGAAGAGTTTACATAAGCAGGATTCCTAAGAACTATATTTAAGGCTTTAATATCCCATCTAGCATTTCTTTTAGTTTTAATATTTTCTTGAACTAAGTGTTTTTGTAATTGTCCTAAGCTTCCAAGAGATAAGTATTGAGAATAAAAATATTTAACCAGGTCAATTTCTTCAGCAATTGGTGAAAGAGTCATCATCTTTTTTTGTTTAGAATTATTATCTAAATAATAAATTGGTTCAGAACAAAAGCCAAAAGGGGGAGTACCACCAAGCCAACGACCTGTCTTAGCTAATTCATACATATTATCTCTAATACGCTCAGCTATGGTTTCACGTTCCAATTGAGCAAACACACTGCTGATAAACATCATAGCAGTTCCCATAGGACTAGAGGTATCAAATTGTTCTCTTATAGATATAAAATCAATACTTAAATCTTTTAACTTATCAATAAGAGTAGAAAAGTCAGAAACATTTCTGCTTATTCTATCTAATCTATAACAAATAATAGCATCAAACTTTTTTAGTTTAGCATCCTTCATCATAGATTTAAACATAGGACGATTTATATTACCACCTGAAAAGCCTTCATCTTCATATATTAAAAAATCAGTATAGCCATTATTAGTACCATAACTTTTACATAGCTCTATTTGATTTTCTACACTTTCACCTTTACCAGTAAATTTTGATTTTCTTGAATAAATAGCAGCCTTCATAATATCCCTCCATATTGGTTTATACATTGATTGTAGTGTTATAAATAATTAAAGTTAATTGCTCACAACTACATATATTTATTAAAAAACAGTAGAAAAAATACTATATAGCACAACTATTATAGGGAACTTCTCTAGTTTTAAAATTATTTCTAATATTAATATATTTAAGTTCGTTTAAAGTTATGGATAAAATTTTATAGTTTATTATTTCTTCTGTTACATTAAAATATTCAGCCATGCTATTAATAGAATAGATGCAAGAATTTAAAGCATGTACAAAGTCTTCATCACTTATTAAAAAATCAGCAGCCCATAATTTAGCTTTTTTCTCTTTCTTATTTTTTTGAAGTTCTTCAGAGTAAGCATTACAATCATCAAGCAAGTTACCTGAGGTTGTGAAATGGTGTCCGAGTTCTTCAGCTAAAACTGATATGTATATAAAGCTGTATGAAACAATAGATTTTTCTATACCTATTGTTGTTGGAACTCCAGGAATGCTAAAATATATTCCTTTTAGGTAAGTATGATTAAGATTTGTTTCTTCAAGAATTATATTTTAATTGTAAATAATTTCAAAAATGTTATTTAATTTCTTCATTTGTATATCACCACCATATAAATTATGATGTTATTATAATACAATGCGAACAAATGTTCAATGTAGAAAATATTACGCGATGAAAAATTTACATAATGTGCTATAATTAGGATGAGCTTTATAAAGTATTTTATAAACAAGACGTTATATAGAAATATTTTTCGAAATTAGATATTTGGAGGGGAATTATTTATGGTATCAATAAAAAATATAGAGACTGTGATAGAAAAAACATTTAAAGAATTAATGAATGAAATAACCATAAGGTGTGAAAAAGTAGGTATTGAACTTGTGAAAAGTGATAGTGAAGAAGAAGAAGAATATTGGGAAGTCTTAATGCCATCGGGAAGAGAAAAGAAAACTATATACATTTGGGATGCTGAAGATGCAGAGGATTTCTTAGAGATAGAACTTGAGAACTACATTTGTTTTCATGAATACGCTGCAATCTGTTCTTATAAATTAGGAGTTATAGAAGCGTGCATTCAAAGACCTAATAGAATGCCATCAAGATTTATTAATAATCGTCTATTTGGAAGAAGTACGAATGATGAAGATGAATTATGTATAACAATGGATCAATCAAATGAGGTCGGAAAGATAAAAACAAGTATTGGGGAAATTTCCAATGAATTGAAAATGCTAACCCGTAATAGGAGTGGTAATTTGTTATCAATAAAAATAGAAGGTATAGAAATAAATAATTACAATAAAGCTTTAAATATTCTTGAAAAAATTTCGAATGCAATATTTTTTCAAATTGATTTATGCAAGGATTTAGCATTTACATTGTTAAGGGAAGGTCAGAGACGTGCTATCAAACGTGAGATAAAATCAAATAAGGAATTTGAAAATTTTAAATTTCCAAGCACTTTATTTGATAGCGAACCAATCTCTTTATACTGGTATGCACGTAATTCTAATGGAATTCCACTTTTGCAATATTTGGCATTTTATCAAGCAATAGAATTTTATTTCCCAGTTTATTCTGAAATGGAAGCAAAAAAAACTATAAAAAATATACTGAAAAATCCAATGTTCAATCCTAATAATGATTTAGATTTAACAAAAGTGCTATCATCTTTGAAATCCAAAATAGGAAAAGGCTATGATAATGAAAGAAATCAACTTAAATCAACATTAAAAGAATGCATTAATATTGATGATTTCAAAACATTTATAGAAGATAATAAATATATACATGATTTTATAGTTTCTAATGATTCTAAGAAAATATCTAAACATAAAATTAATATGAATCTAAATCATGATGAGTTATTAAACATTATAGCAGAACGTATATATGAGATACGTTGTAAAATTGTACATACTAAGGCATATGAAAATGATGGTACAGCTGAAATATTATTACCTTTTTCTAAAGAAGCTAATGATTTATTTTATGATGTGGAATTAGTTAAATATATAGCACAACAAATAATTATTTTTAATGGAAAAATTTTCACACTTTAGTTTTATGAGGAGAATAAAATGTTATTAAGTATTTTATACAAATAATATTTTATATATTAATAATTTAAATAAGGTGTTCTTCAAGAACACCTAGTATCGTTACTTGAATTTTTCCACAATAGATTTTAATTGCTCTTCGTAGTTGTAGATATCATTTAGTGTTTCTAAATAGTACCTTTCTTGTCCTTTATCATCAGCAGGAAGAACAATAGATTTTTTTGATCCTAAGTACAATCTACATATCCATTTTCTTGTATTATTCTTATATAAAATACCAAAATAAGTTTCAGTATCTTTATATGTAATATCATTCGGATCGATAGTTGTTCTTAAAATTGATTTAATTATTGCGAATCCTTCAAGTTCATCCGAAGTAGTATTGATTTTGTTTATATTTGTATCTGTGGCAATTTCTTCTTTTACATCATCACTATCATTATGTAGTTTTGCATCACCTTTAAGAGTTTCAGCAAATTTGGTACTTAAAGTTTCAGTTATTAATTGATTAAAAGCTCTTTTAACAATAGGTAAAAACTTTTCTACTACAGTAGCAGTTTTTCTACCTTCATATATATGACTTAAAATGTAATTTGCAAAATCTTCTGATGGTGAAGCAAGTTGTTGTTTCAAAAAGTCTTTTATTAGGTTAGAATACTTAAGTTCCTCAGCTGTACTTAATATAGAATTAACATCTAAAGAATCTCTTTCAAAATTCTTTAAATATGAAACTTGAGTATCATTAAGATTTAATAAATCAACTTCAAAGAAAGGTTTAAGATCCATTTTATTTGTTTCATCTAGATCAGTAAAAAATCGATATTTAATTCCATTAGTTAAAACTCCAAACTTAGCTTTTGATGAATTAAAATATCTAAATAATTGAGCGCCATGCTTGTCTAAATTATCATTACATGCTTTGGCCTCAACTAAGATTATAGGTTCGCCATCTATTATAATAGCATAATCAACCTTTTCACCTTTTTTTATACCGTAGTCCGCATCAAATTCAGGACAAAATTCTAAAGGATTAAAAACATCGTATCCTAGTATTTGAAAAAATGGTAATATTAACGATTGTTTTGTCCCTTCTTCAGTTTTAATTTGGTCTATTATTTTTTCTACTCTTTCTGATAATGCATAAAGTTTTTCTTTAATTTCCATCATAAATCCCCCTTAAATTAATTAAATTATTTCATTTTATGATAAATTATTACAGTGTATATTTAAAAATATAGGTGTTCGTGAAGAACACCTTAATTTTTAGCCTTATATTTTTGTTTAACATAATCTATAAAATTATAAATCTCATCTTTAGCTTCTTGTGGAAGATCATCATAATCAACATCACTATGAAGAGCTATAGTAATTTCTTTTTTATCCTTTAGTAAGGTTTCAGCTGATTCTTTTATATCAGAGTTACCTAATAGATAATCTAAAGATACATTAAAAAAATCAGCTAATATCTTTACTGTATCAGAATCAAGAACACGCTTTCCTTGTTCATAATAACCATATGCACTAGATGTTATATTTAAAAGTGAAGCTATATCTTTTTGTAATAAATTACGTTCTGATCTTAATTCTTTTAATCTATCTTTTAATAACATATGAACCACCTTTCAAGAAATTATATATTAATTTTACAACTAATAGTTGTAAAAAAAAATAAAAACAACGAAATATTGTTTTCGATATTGGCAAACAACTTAAAGTTGTATTAATATATAAATGTAGAACAACTTAAAGTTGGGGGGTGAGTATATGGGAAACAAGTTACTATTTTTAAGAAATAAAAATTGTTTAACTCAACAAGAAGTAGCAAAAGCAATCAGTAAAACCACTAGCTACTATGGAATGCTAGAAACAGGTAAACGCAAGCCTTCTATTGAGGTAGCTTATGCGTTAGCTAAATTCTATGGTTCAACAGTAGAAGAAATTTTTTTTACTAATCAAAACAACTTTAAGTTGAATTAAATGCATTTTTATTTTAATACAAAAAGGAAGTGAAATAAATGGTACAAGAATACAGGAATATTTACCAAATAGCGAGAGAGTCAACAGGTTTAACTCAAGAAAAATCATCAGAACTAATGGATATATCCGTTGATAGCTTAAGAGCTTATGAAGGAGGGAAGAGAACTCCACCAGATAAAGTAGTTATTAAGATGATTGAAATTTATGATACGCAGTATTTAGCATATCAGCATTTAAAGACAAGTGCTGAAGTAGGTCAAAAATATTTACCTGATATTGAAATCAAGGAACTACCAGTTGCTATATTAAGGCTTCAAAAGGAAGTAACTGATTTTATTAGACTTAGAGAAGTAATGATAGAAATTACATGTGATGGAGTTATTGATGAAAATGAAAAATCTCAATGGAATCAAATAGTAAAAGAACTTGATGATGTTGTTGAAGCTATTATGGCTTTAAAATTTGCAAAGTAACACATTAAAATGATAGATCATATTATGAAATGATTGATATTTATGGAGGAGTAGATATGAAAGGTGATGAATTGAAAGTAACAATAATAGGACTGGAAGATAAAAAAGGTTTTAGTGAATTAATAGCAGAATTACAAGTTGCTGCTGTTATGAAAATGTGTCCTTCAGAATTAAGAATGCAGGTTTTAGATAATGCTCTAAAAATACTAAAAGCTAATTAATAAATTATAAACATATTGAAAGGGGAAATTTAAAAATGAAAAGTACAGGTATAGTAAGAAAAGTTGATGAACTAGGGAGAATAGTAATTCCAATGGAATTAAGAAGAACTATGAGTATTAAAGAGGGGGATGCATTAGAAATTTATACAGAAAATAACGACATAATTTTAAGAAAGTATACTCCAGGTTGCAATTGTTGTGGAGAGACACAAGATTTAAAAGAAGTTAATGGTGTTAGGTTATGTAAAAAGTGCTTGGAGAAATTTAAATGAAGAATTTCTTGATAGCATATAAGGCTAAAGAGTTAAAAGATAACTTGGCAAGATTACTTGTGGAAATAAAAAAAGAACCTTGTGCAAAGGTTCAATTATAAATCTAATTTTGTGTTATTAGAGATACGGACTGCAATCCGTATCTCCATTATAGGATAGAATGAGGGAGTTGTAAACATGGTTTCAGAATTTTTAAATGAACTAAAAGCTAAAGTTAGTGAAGAAGATTATAAAATTATTTTTGGTATGACTATAGATGACATAAGGTTTAACAGGACAAGTTTTGGTAAAAAAACAAGTCCAGGAGAATTTATCGAGATATGCAAAAGGTGTTGTAATGCATTAAATAGATGTAATGAAGGGGTACAAGTATGAGTAAAGTAATATCAATTTTAAACATAAAAGGTGGGGTTGCTAAGACTGTTTCAACAGTTAATATTGCTGCTGAATTAGGAAATCAAGGAGAGAGTGTATTAATTATAGATTTAGATCCTCAAAGTAATTCAACTAAATATTTAGGTTTATATAATCCTGATGGAAAAAGCTCTTATGATTTATTAAATGGTGAAGATGTTCATATATGTACAACTAAATATCAAGGTGTATGCATGGTACCTGCAAATATTAATTTGATTGCTAGTGAATCAGAAATACTTGCAGACACTAAAAAGGCTAGAGAAACAAGACTTAAGAAGTGGATTAAAGGTGTTGAAAATCAATTTGATTATATACTTATTGATTGCCCTCCATCTCTAGGAATGCTAACAACTAATGCATTAGCTGCAAGCAAATATGTATTAGTACCATTAAAAATTGATAAATTTGCTCTTGATGGTTTTGAATATTTACTAAGAAGTATAGATGCCATTAGAGAGGAATTTAATGATAAGTTAAATCTATTAGGTGTCCTTGTAACTATGGACAGAGCTACAAAGATAAGTAGAGAGGTAAAGCAAGAGCTTAGGGAAGAACTAGGAGACTTATTTTTCAAACAAACAATAAGAGAAAATGTAGATGTAATAAAATCTACTTTTGAAGCTACTCCATTAATTTATTTTAATAATAAAGCTAATGCAGCTAAGGATTATAAATCATTAGTCGAGGAGTTAAAATGTCGAATTATTTAAAAGGCTTAGCTAATAAGGTAAATGGAGTAGAGAAGAAAAGTTTTACACAGGAGCTAGATATAAATAGTCTAGTTCCATCCTCAAATAATTTCTATGTAATTAGAGAAATAGAAGAGCTTGCAGAATCTATTAAAGAAAATGGTCTCATGCATAATCTAGTAGTTAGAAAGAAAGATGATGGGATTTATGAAATTATTTCAGGTGAAAGAAGATATAATGCATTAAAGTTGCTAGGATATGAAAAAGTACCATGCCAAATTAAGAATGATTTAAGTGATTTAGATGCTGAAATAATGCTTATACAAGCCAATGTTGAGCAAAGAGAATTATTACCTACAGAAAAGATGGAAGGTATTAAGAGGCTTAAATCTATCTATGAGCAAAAGAAGGCTAATGGAGAGCAATTACCTAAGGGAAAGATTAGAGACTTAATAGGACAGGATATGAAGCTTTCTGGTGTACAAATAGGAAGGTATCAAAAGGTAGATAAGGATTTAATTGGTCCACTTAAAGAAAAGCTTGATAAAGAAGAAATAACATTAACTCAAGCACATACTCTTAGTAGTTTAACCAAAGATGAACAGAAGGTAATTCATGAAGAAATTAGAGATTTAGATTCTAAGGAATCAAAAGAAGAAGTTGAAACATTAATAAATGGAATTAAGCAGCCTATAGAAAGTAATTTAGATAAGGAATTGTTCAATGAAATGTATTCAGATAAAGCCTCAAATGATACGGAAGAGAAAGAACAATCTCTATCAGGAAAATATTTAACTAAGGCTAAAAAAAATGAAAATACTTCAGAATCTTTTGAATCAAGGTTAGAAGAATTAAAGAAATTAATAAATAAATATGATAAAGGTCAATTATTAATTAATTCTTTTGTACTCATTGGAAGGCTTAATATAAAAGAATTTTCGATTAACTATAGGAAGTTAGAATTTTATTTAGAAGGTCAACCGAATATGTGCAAGATAGATTTTCAAGATTCTGATCCTAACCAATTTAAAAGGGTTAAAGAAATATATTATGAGGGTGTGTCAATTAAAACAAAAGCAGCATTCAAAATTACTTTCAATACTTATTTATTGTTTGAAAGCCAAAACTAAAGAGGGAGGTGCTTTATGAAATTTACTCATTTGGGATTTAGTCAAGCGAGAGCTATAGAGATGGATTTGGATGATAAAGATTTAGCAATATTAAGATGGTTCATTGATTTCAAGGATAGCAAAAAAATAACAAAAAAAATATTTGATGATGAAGTATTTTACTGGGTTAAATATGATGCTGTTATTGAAGAATATCCTATATTTAAATTTAAGAAAGATACAGTATATAGAATGCTTAAAGGACTTGCTAAAAAAGAGATATTAAAGCATAGAACACTAAAACAAGGTGGAGTATGGAGTTATTATGCTTTAGGTAATAAATATATTGAATTAATCTCTGATAAAGATCCAAAAGAAAATACAGAAGATGAAAATAATGAAGAAATTAGTGAATCTAAAGGGAACGGAAATAAATCCGAACCATTCGGAAATGAATCCGAACTAAACGGATTGAAACACGGAACGAAAAGATTCGGAAATGAATCCGAACCAAACGGAAATAAATCCGAATCAAACGGATTTAAATCCCGAACGAAAAATCCATCTACTATATCCATCTACCATAATATATATAGTGCAAATGATGCACAAGATATTTGGAGGATATATCCTAACAAAAAAGGTAAAGCTCAAGCCATTAAGAAAATACCTAAAATTTTAAAGCTGTATGGTAAAGAACATATAGCAAGGTGCGTTGAAAGATATGCAAAGGAAGTACAAGGTAAAGAGGCACAATTTATTCTTAATGGTTCGACATTCTTTAATGGCAGATTTGAAGATTACGTTGATGAAAATTATAAAATAGCATCCGTGGTAAATATTAATAAAAACAGTGGGGAAAAGCCAATTCAAATAGATAAATCAAAGCTAGGAGCGATATAACATGGAAAATTTAAATAGAGTACTACCAATAGTATTGATGCAGAACAAGCAGTGCTTGGGTGTGTAATAAGTAGTGTAGATAAGTTACTAGAAGTTGAATTGATTTTATTAGCAGATGATTTTTATGTTGATAAACATAAGAAAATTTATGAAATAGTAATATCACTTTTTAATCGTAGAGTGGGAATAGATCTAGTGACAGTATTAGAAGAAATACGAAAAAAAGGATTACTTGATAGATGTGGTGGAGTGACTTATATAACTGAATTGGCTACCTCCTACTTTGCAAGTACGAATGTTATAGATTATGCAAATATAGTTAAAGACAAAGCCAATAGGCGTAGATTAATCAAAACAAGTAAAAGGCTTTTAGAGAGTGCATATGAAGAAGAAAATATAAAGAGCATTATTGATAAAGCTGAAAATGAGTTGTATCAAGTATCAAGTAATCAAAATACAAGTGAATCAGTAACTATATACAAAACTATAGAGCATACACTTATAGCTTTAGAAGAAAGATATAAAAATGGTGGGAAATTAGTTGGACAATCTACTGGATTTTCAGACTTAGACAAAATAACATGCGGACTTATAAAAAAAGATTTAATAATAATAGCAGCAAGACCATCAATGGGGAAAACTGCATTTGCATTAAATGTAGGTCAAGCAGTATCGAAAAGTGCCAATGTAGCAATATTTTCTTTAGAAATGTCCAAGGAACAATTAACAGATAGATTATTAGCAGCTCAATGTTTAGTTGAGTATTTGAAAATTAAAACTGGTAAATTAAATGATAAAGAATTTGAAGAGATTTCTATGGGTGCTAATGAGTTAGCAAAGAGAAAATTAGTTTTAGATGATACAACAACACTTCTGAGTGATATTAAGGCTAAATGTAGAAAACTAAAAATACAGAATGGATTGGATCTCGTAATAATAGACTATCTCCAACTCATAAGAACAACATTAAATACAACCAATAGAGAACAAGAAGTATCTCATATTTCAAGAGAGCTTAAAGCTTTAGCTAAAGAATTAAATCTTACAATGATAGCTTTATCTCAATTATCAAGAGCACCAGAGCAAAGGGCAGATCATAGACCAATGTTATCAGATTTAAGAGAGTCAGGTTCCATAGAACAGGATGCAGATGTAATTCATTTCTTATACAGAGATGAATACTATAACAAAGAAAGTGAAGACAAGAATATAGCAGAAATTATAACAGGTAAAAATAGAAATGGACAAACAGCAACTACAAAACTTGCATGGCTTGGACAATATCAAAGGTTTGGAAATTTAGATGCTATAGGGAGGTAATGTTTTATGGGGCATATACAACAACTTATTCAAGAAAGTAGAAGATTACTAGATTATGCTTCATGTATGAGGATGGCAACAGGATATAAGACTGGTGAGATAAATAGTGCAAATTATTCGAGATTATTGCTAGAAGCAGATAAAGAAGCGAGGGAGATAGAGCATATGGATAAAAAATCTGAGGTTATAGATAAAATAGTTAATATCTACTTTGAACAACCAGAAAAAACATTGCAAGAAGTTTTTGGAGAATATACGCAAGATTTCACAGAAGAAGAAAAAGCGAAATTCTTTGATAATTTAAAAGCAATAATTAATTAAAAGGAGCTTATAAGAATGATAGCAATTAAAGACGTAGCCAAGGAAATGACGTTAGAAGAATTTAAAAAAAGATTTGAAATATTAAGCAGTCATATACAAGATAAAATAACAAAGAAAATTTATTATTGTCCTCATGACTTGGGATTTAATTTTACGTTAGATGATTGTATAAGTAGTTGCTGTAAGGATTGCTGGATAAAAGCTATGAATATTATGAAATTGAAAGATAGAAAAATCAGTTGACAATAAATCTAACAACTAAAATCTTGCAGGACTAGGAGTATTAGCAGGGATTACAAATTGCTAATGTTAAGGTTACTGCAAATCAAGAGGGGGTAATTCCCCTCAGCATAATAAAATGAGGTGAAATATTTGGGAAAGCAAATTTTATTTAATACAAAAATGGTACAAGCACTTTTAGATGGTAAAAAAACAACTACAAGAAGAATTATCAAAAGAACACCTTCAAATGAAGAGCCTTGTGGATATGGTTTTTGGAAAGATTTTAATTATACAGATAAACGTTGGTATATTAAGGATTATACACATAGTCCAGTATGGTGGACATTAGAAGAGTATATAAGCAAATTTAGTAAATATCATGTTGGAGATATTCTTTATGTAAGAGAAACATGGTTAGCGCATTCAAGAGGAATTAATACTTTATCTGTTAAATATAGAGCTGATGATGCAGTTAATGAACTTGTGTCATTTACAAAAGAAAGATTTAATAAGTTTTATAAGTTCGCAGATCAAGAAAAGTGGCAGCCATCATTATTTATGCCACTAGAAGCTGCTAGAATATTTTTAAAAGTAACTGATGTAAGAATTGAAAGATTACATGATATAACTACAACAGATGCAACTAAAGAAGGTTTTAAAGATGATGATAAATTTAATGATAAGGGAGAGCTACTAACATCATTAGGAAATTTCTCACGACTATGGGATACAACTATAAAAAAAGACCAGTTCAAAATGTATAGTTGGGATTCAAATCCTTATGTTTGGGTAATCGAATTTGAAATAATTCAGAATGTGTAGATTTGACGTAGTAAATTAAAAAGTTTGTTCTTTGAAAATTGAATAATGAGATATTTGCAAAATGTGAAATAAGGATTATTAATATAATTTACATAAAAGTTGAATGCCATTCAACTTTTCTTGACTAAAACCCAACTGACTCTCCATTGTTTACAATACAAAGTCAGCTTATAATAGATTTATCAAAAGGCTTTTGAAGTGAAAAAATTGGAGGTATACAATTGGATAGATTAAATATTGGTCAAACAATTTTACAATTAAGAAAAGAGAAAGACATTACGCAAGAACAGCTAGCTTTTATAGTTGGTATTTCGGCAGGAGCAGTCAGTAAATGGGAAAATGGAAATTCAATGCCAGACATTTCATTGCTAGCTCCTTTGGCTAGAGCGTTAAATACATCTCTTGATGTTTTATTGTCTTTTCAGCAAGAGCTTTCAGAAACAGAGGTTAATAACATAAAAATAGAATTAACAAAATTATTTCTTCATGAAGGATATGCAGCTGGAGAAGCCCAATGTAAAAAGTATATAAATGAGTATCCAAACAGTATTTATTTAAAAGTTGTTGTTGCAGGCTTACTTAACATGTATTCGATGATGTCAGAAGATAATTCAGAAGAATTTATAAAAGCAAAAAGACAGGAAGCTTTAAGATTATTTACTCAGGTAGTTGAAAGTAGAGAACCTAAATATACACCAATGGCACTGTTTTTTGTTGCTCATATTAATATGATCTTAGAAAATTATGAAGAAAGTGAAAAAGCACTTAAAGAACTTCCGCAAAACTTAGATCCTATGACTTTATATCCAGTTCTTTTTCAGAAGCAAGGAAAGAATGAGGAGGCCAAGAAATTCTGCAGTAATAAATTATTGAATTATTTAAATAATAGTTCACTTATGCTTATTATGTTAGCAAAAATTTCAAAGAAAGAACAAAGTTATGAAAAGGCAATCTTTTATCTAGATGCGTGTTATAAGATGCAAAATGTATTTCAAATGAGTTTAAATTCAGCAGAATACAATTATATTCAATTATACATTGAAATTGGTGAGAAAGAAACTGCTGCCAAATGGTTCGAAAATTATGTGGAAGGATTGCTTTCTACTGGATATGACTATCGCAGTAATCCTTATTTTGAAAAAGTTGAGTTAGAAATAAAACCTGAGGAGCAAAAGATAATGAGGAAAAAAATGCTCCAATCAATAATAGACGAGGAAGATTTCAAAGTATTAACTGGAACTCCAGAATATAAAAAGACTATTAAAAAATTAGAAGTTGCCATTTCTGAAATGTAAATAACATATCATGAAGTAGGTGCAAACATAATTTTTGAGTGAGTTATTTCACTTTCTTTTCATCAAATATTAATAAAAATAAATAACAGATTTAAATATCGTATTTTACAGAAATGGATTTGCGGTATTTTTTTCTACGCAATTCTACAAGGCTCGGCAGTTGTAAAAAATGTACAAAATAAAAATAGACTCCTACTAGAAAAAGGAGCCTATAAAATAGGGGGATAAAGAAAACTAAATTAGTAGCACATAAATATTATCCCAAGTTTTTTAAATAATATTCAAATTGGAAAAACAATATATCATTGTTAGTGTGTAATATTAAAAGGCCACTATAAAAAAGAGCCTATTGTAGATAAGGTACAATGAAAATTATTACTATTGTATTTTCATAGTTATTTTATGAAATTTAGAAATAAATATTCAAGGTATAATATGGCGATTCAGGCAAGATAATAAAAAAGCCACTCTATTGGTGTCCTTTAGGATAAAATTACACCGCTATCACTAATAATTACAACATTAGAATCATAATTTAAGGGTCTTAAAATGTGTTCAGGAAATTCAGGTCCTAATCTTACTAGTTCTTGTATAATTTCATTGGAATCAATAATTATGATCATAGCCCTATTGTTTGGAGATGCAATTCTTACAGTAATGGGTGCACCCACCAATAGGTTCGAATCTCTTGCATTATAAACACCTTGTATTAATGTTCTAGGTTGAGCAAAGGCATTTAGTGTATTTATACTAAGTAATAGAAATAAAAAAATAGAAAATATTGAAATAAACTTTTTCAATGTATTAACCGCCTTTCATAATTTTAATACTATAAAAATTAAATATATAAATTTTATTATGTGAAGGTTAAAAAAATATATTCAAAATATGAGTTTCATACAGCGTAATACTAATATACCAAGTAGCTTGTAAAAAGTACGCAATAAAAAATAAGCTCCTACAAATAGGAGCCTACTAACTAGGGGTATAATGAAAATTCAATTATCAGCACATAGATATTATTTGAAATTTTAAAAATAATATTCAAATTGTAACATGGTAACTAATGTAAATATTTATAGATACAAATTGTAGATTATGTGAAGTAATAAAATAAAAAAGCCCCTATAAAGGGGCTAAGAACAAATGGAGAATAATACGGTTAAAAATAGGCTCCTATTAAATAAGAGGACCTATAAAATAGGGGGACAATAAAAATGAATTATTATCACATAAATATTATCCCAAGTTTTTTAAATAATATTCAAATCAGGAAAACAACCTACTGGATAGCGTGCAATGGAAATTAATACAGTTGTATTTCATAATTATTATGTGAAAATTTAAAAAAAATATTCAAAGTATAAGTTAGTAATTAAGAAAAGATAATTTACTACGCAAAGCTAAAATATGGTGCGCGTCCAGGATATGCAGCTGCATCATACTAATAACGGATGCAACTGCATCCTATGTAGAAAGTACGCAATAAAAAATAAGCTCCTGGTAAAAGGAGCTTATAAAATAGAGGTAAAAATGAAAATCAATTAATGTCACATAGATATTATTTGAAATTTAAAAAATAATATTCAAATTGTAACATAGTAACTAATGTAAATATTTATAGATATAAATTGTAGAAATGATGAAGGAGATTATTAATCTCCTCATAAAATGATTAATCGTTTATACCAGTGACTGTTAAGTGTATATATTTCTCGGCTGTAATTTCTTTATAGCGCTCAAGATTGTAAAGAGATTCAATAATTTCATCAGAATTAAGTCCATAAATATAAATTTCAAAATCCACAAGAGATTTGTTACTATTAGCAAAATGATTTTTTAAAAAATCTAACACAATTTTATCTTGTTTATTTAACATAAAAACACCACCCTTCATAATATTTCAATTATGTAAAATTGATACTTTAATTATATAAGTTGGAATGAGTACAAGCAAACTAAAATTCATAACTCTAATAAAGAATACAAGAGAGGTGATGAAATGGAGCTTAACAAAGTAATTAATGTTGATTGTTTAAGAGGTGCTTAAGGTATAAAAGATAAGAGCATAGATTTAGTATTCTGTGACTTACCTTTTGGAAAAACACAAAATTCATGGGATAAGATAATTGATTTGAATAAAATATGGGAAATTATAAATCGTGTAAAGAAAGATAATGCTGCAGTATGTTTATTTGCTAAAGGAAAATTTGTAGGTCGATTAATGTGTAGTAACTTAGACAGTTATAAATATAAAATAGTTTGTAAGAAAAGACAACCTAAAGGTCACCTAAATGCAAAGAAAATGCCAATGAAGGCACATGAGGATGTTTTAATATTTTATGATGGAATACCAGAAGATGTATTAGTTTTCTATGATAAATTACCACAATATAATCCTCAGAAAACATAGATAAGCAAATAGATTTATACATTAATGAAGATATTTATCATGATTCTAGTAAGTTTAAAATTCAAAGAAATGGTGATGGAACAATAAACATGATAGTAAAAAATGTGTTGAATTATATAGAGAAATAGGAAATAAAAAGGTGTTCATCACGAACACCTTCCACAGATTAGAGAATATAACTTGGAACGTCAGTTCTCTAATAAAACCTATTCTAATTATAACATAAGGGATAGGTGATATAAATGGGCGAAATAAAAAATAAATTTGAATTATATAGAGAAAGAGTTTGTAAAATAGAAAATAAGAATATTGAAATAGAGAATTTAATTATAAATGACGCAAATGAGGACGATGAAAGAATTCAAAAAATAAAATTAGATATAAAAAGGTTAGAACTAGAAAATAAGAAGATAGACAACATATTAAAGTTACTTCCAGAAAAAGATTATAAGGTGATTAGTCTTATTTATATACAAGGTAAAGAGAAAGGAAAAGTGGCAATGGAATTAGATAGAACTAAGAGACAAATAAATTACAGTATTAATAAAGCGTTAGGAACAATTTCAAAAGGATTGATAGAATAAAAGTGTCATATTTTTGGCACTTTTTTGTTGTATTTTTGTTCTTTTTTTGTAGCAAAAATTTCCTGAAAATTTCTCACATTTGTAATTGAAATGATGGTAATATAAATGCATGAATAAGTAATAAACACAAAAAACAATTTTATATTTCTCATTTTTCTTTTATAAAAATAGGAAATGTCCAGTTTAATGGTTTGGGTGAACTATGTTCATTTTTAAGGAGGCGACACTTTTGAAAGCTAAAGCAGATAAAAATCAAATAGAACGATTATATTTAGATGGATATGATGCAAGTGAAATTGCAAAAAAATTAAAAATCAATGTTGAAACAGTTAGAAAGTGCATCCAAAGAAATTTTAAAGATTTGAGACCTAAACATGAAATAGCATTAGTTCGGAGACGTGAAATTATAAAAGCAATTAATTATGAAGCAAATAAATTTATGGGTGATAGTACATTTATAAAAAAGAATAGATCTATATATAAAACAAAACCTGATGGTGATATAGTAATCAATAAAGATGTTGCTCCAGTCGTTACGTGGGATACACCTAGAAGATTAACTAATGAGAATAAAACTAGATATTAAAGAGTTGTTATATTAGCAAATAATATAGCAGCTCTTTTTTAGTACATATTTGGAGGGAATATATGAGGGTAAAAGATGTTTTAAGAGAAAATGATGTTGGAAACTATAATAAACTTATGAAAATAAAAAATGAAAGGAAAAGTGAAAAATTAAGTGAGCATGATATAAAAGAATTAATGTCTCATAGTTCATATGTAAGACACAAAGGAGCGATAAAGCAGGTGAAATAATGGAAAAAATAAGAGCTTGGGAAAAGGGAACAGCAGCACCGATCCCTGATAATAAGTATAAAAGATTTAAAGAGGCATTAATAGAACATAGTGATAAATACGCTGAAAGAAATATAATTCTTTTTTTATTAGCTAGAGCTACTGGGTATAGGTTAGGCGATCTAGTGGGACTCACTATTGCAGATATAGAAGACGCTTTAAATGAAGGATTTTTTTTTATTCAAGAAAGCAAACAATATAAGCAATGGTTAAGCAGTTTAGCAGATCATCCAGATAGAAAAAAACCTGGGAAAAGAAAAGCTCCAATTGGAAGCTCATTAAGAGGCTATTTAGAAAAGTATATTAAAGGGAAAAAAAGAAAAGATTTTATGTTTCAATCTAATAAAGGTGAGAAAAATGAATACATAAGTCAAAAATCATTTAGTGCAATTTTAAAAGAGGTTGGAGAAAAGATTGGATTAAAGCATATAAGTGGTCATAGTCCTAGAAAAACATATGCAACTAAAATATATGAAGAATCAAATCATAATATAGAAAAAGTAAGAATAGCACTTAATCATCAAAGTATTGAAGAGACAAAACGCTACCTTGGAATTAAAGAAAAGATGATAGAAGATGCAGGTAATATAGCTGATAAAGATTTATAATAAAACCTATGGTAAAAAATGTATGAGTAAAAAATAAAATGGTGCTTATTATAGGCAAAAATAAAAAGTATCTACTAATATAAGTGACTTAAAAAAAATATCAGTAATTCTCCCCGTTATTACCTTTTGTAAGTAATATGGAAAAACATAGGTAAACCCTTTAAATATAAGGCTTTGACAAAGGTATGGTTAGAAATGGATTTTTGAAAAAATGAGTAAGCAAAAATTTATATAAAAAACAACCAAGGTACAACTCAATTATTATCTTCATTACGTATTGGGGCAAAAGGGCTTGCTTGAATTTCATTATATAAAAAATTATATATATTTTTTGAACAAAGAATAATGTGTAGATCTGATGTAGTAAATCATATAAATGTTCCTTGAAAATCGAATAGTGTAATATTTACAATTTATGTTATAATTAATCTGTAATATATGGAAATTATGGATTGGGGGATTGAAATGGACAAAAACATTAAGTTAATATATTGTATTTTAGGCAGTATTGTACTTGCTTTATTAAATAATTCGATTTTTGACCATTCTAAATTTGGATTGTTTAGTGCAGGTACTTTAGTGGGTGGTTTGATATATGTTTTGAGTAACATATTATCGATTATAGGGATTATATTATTGGCGTTATTTTCCATAACATTAATAATAAGAAATATTGATTTAAAACATAAATAA